GGCACGCGGGTGATGATCCTGACCCACGTAAAAGAGCTGCTTGAGCAGAATGCCAAGACACTGCTGCGTATCGTGCCGCACGCTGACATCGGCTTCTATTCGGCCAGCATCGGCCAGAAGCGGCTGGATAAGCCGATCACTTTTGCCGGTATTCAATCGGTTTACCGTGAGGCTCCCAACATGATCCCGCCACCGGATCTAGTGCTGGTGGATGAGGCGCACCTGATCCCGAAGAACAGCGAGACGCGATACGGCCGCTTCATCAGCGATTTGAAGCAATGCAATCCGATGGTAAAGATCGTCGGCCTGACGGCGACACCTTACCGGCTCGACAGCGGCTTTTTGCACAAGGGCAAGGACGCGATCTTTGACGGCATCGCATATGACATTCCAGTCGGGATGCTGATGGACGAGGGCTATTTGTCGCCGGTCATCTCTAAGGGCAGCTTGAACAAGATCGACCTGACCAATGTGAAGATGCGCGGCGGAGAGTTTAACGAGACAGACCTTGCGACGGCCGCGAGCGATCCAGCCTTGGTCGAGGCCACGGTGAAGGAGATCGTTGCTCTAGGCGAGAGCCGCAAGGCATGGCTGATCTTTGCATCCGGCCTTGGACATGCTGACATGATCCGCAAAGCTTTTGCGCGGGAAGGCTTCGACATTGAGGTGGTATCTGGCGAAGACCCGATGAACGAGCGGACTGGCAAGATTGAGGCCTTCAAGCGCGGTGAACGGCGCGGGCTTATCAATTGCGGGGTTCTGACCACTGGCTTCGATCACCCGGCCGTCGATCTGGTGGCGATGGTGCGGGCAACGGCTAGCGCCGGTCTTTATGTTCAGATCGTTGGACGAGGCACGCGGCCAGTCTATGCGCCGGGCGTGGACATGGAGAGCAAGGAAAGCCGGTTGGCGCACATCGCCAAAGGCCCGAAGCCAAATTGCCTGATCTTGGATTATGGTCAGAACGTTGAGCGGCACGGGTTCATTGACGCCATCCAAGTGAAACCGAAGGGCGAGAGCAAGGGCGGCGATGCTCCGGTGAAAGTGTGCGATGTCTGCCAGACGGTAAACCATGCGGCCGTGAGAAACTGCATTGAGTGCGGCTTTGAGTTCCCGGCGCCTGCGCTGAACCATTCGACCAAAAGCTACAGTGGCGCGATACTGTCGACCCAAGTTGAGGCGGAGTGGATGGACGTGGACGCAGTGAGTTACGACTTGCACCAAAAGGAGGGGAAGCCAGACAGTGTGAAGGTGACTTACACCTGCGGCATGGTGCGCGTCAGCGAGTGGCTTTGCCCAGACCACGGCGGATATGCTGCCAGCCGCTATCAGGCGCGCATGAAGGCGCTGGACAGCACCGCCATGACCACGGAAGACGCGCTTGGGCAATGCACCATGTGGAACTGGCCCAGCCGGATCAAGATCAAGCCTCGGGCCGATAACCCGAAGTTTAACGAGATCGTGCAGTTAGACTACAGCGCACCAAAACCACGCGCGCCGAAGGAAAAGACTGAGGAGGAGAAGCGCCTTGAGCGACTTGCCAGAGAAATGTTCGCAGACTTATGAGTGCCGGACATGCACGCACTTGGTCGATGAGCGGTATTGCATGAAGTGGCGCGACATCGTGCCAGATGAAGTACAGAAGGAGGGATGCAGTGAGTGGACGCAAGACCCACCCTTCTGAAACGGAGGAGCAGGAGGGCTTTGTAAATTGGTTTCGCGCTAAGTTTTCGGGCGTGTTGATCTTTGCCATTCCAAACGGCGGCCATCGCTCTATCAGCACGGCCAAGCGTCTGAAGGCCGAGGGCGTTGTGTCTGGAATCCCAGATCTTCACGTTCCGGCTTGGCGGCTGTGGATCGAGATGAAGCGCGTGAAGGGCGGGAAGCTATCGACCGAGCAAGAAGCGATGATCCTGCACCTTGAGGGCTTGGGCCACAAGGTCGTCGTTGGTAGAGGCGCCGAAGATGCCAGCGCGCAGATTGTCGAGTGGATCAAAGCGCACAAAAAGTAAGACCGCCCATTTTGTGGACGGTCTAACCTCAACCTTTTCCCGATCCAATCTCGCCACCGATGGCGGCATATCCGGCCAGATCAACAGCCGAATCGACGTGTGCCGGGTTGGCCTTCATGCGGGCCAGCTTCATCAGCGCCATCATCACGGCCACGTCGTGCGATTTGATGTTCCGCCCAAGGTGGGCCGACCAGTAGGCAGCGATGAGACCGAAGTTGGCCTCGGCGTCGCCGTGCGCTTCCTGCCGATCCTTGGTGACGTACTCTTTGGCGGTGTCCAATATCTCGGCCCGGTTCATTTCCACGGCTCCCGGTCGCGCAGGCTTTCCAGCCCGGTGATCTGGGCGATGCGGTTGCGGTAGATCGCGCCCGGCACGATGCCGCCCTGCATCCAGCGTGACATGCTGGACTTCGCGACCGGGATTTGGTCGGCCAGCCAGCCGAGCTTGCGCCCGCCGTCCTTCGCCCATTGTCTGATTAAATCTTGAGCCTTCACGGCGCCCTCCTGTGCTTCGGTTCGATCTGTCTATTTGTGAAATAATTTTGCGTCAAGCGCATTTTTCTGCTTGCATGAGGTGAGACGGGCTGTATGGTGGTGACACGAACTAGCAAACAAGGAGACGACCATGGCAACTTGGAAACACTACGTCGAAAACGAAGCAGCCTACGAGGCTGCTATCGCGCGCAACATCAGCATCAACGCCCGCAAGACCCGCGCAGCCAAATGGCTGGCCACCGCCGACGGCGCGCGTGCCAATGCGTTCCTGTTCGAGCTGGACGAGTTCGAGCCGACGTATCGTGATGATGGCAAATTCGACGCCACTCACCCGGTCGTAAAGGCCAGCCTCGGTGAGTTCTACGGCAAGATGCGTTCGAGCGTGAACGAGTGGGGCGGCCTGACCGAAGGCCAGACCAAGGTTGTGCTGGCCATGATCGAGCGTGGAGAAGCCCGCGTGGCAGAGCGTGCTAAGGCTCGCGAAGAGGCGCGTCAGGCCGACGCCGACAAGTCGGGCTGGATCGGCGAGATCGGCCAGCGCCGCGTGTTCGACCTGACCATCCGCATGGTTTTCGAGATGTCGGGCATGTACGGCAACAGCTACCTGCACGTCATGCATGACGTCGACGGCAATGTGGTGGTCTACAAGGGCACCAACCTGCTCGGCGAGAAGGGCAACGCGGTCTCGGTCAAAGCTACCATCAAAGACCACGACAGCCGCGACGGCGTGAAGCAGACCAAGATTTCACGCCCGGTCGCCGCATGACCGACTTAGAACTTGAACTCAGCAGGCTGGGCGTCATCGCCCCGCCAAAACCCCGCCCCCAGCCAGCGGCCTACGCGCCGCCCCAGTGGAAACCAACTTACCCCGGCGAAGAACCGCCGTTTTGATAGGAGACTAGCAACATGTCAGACCCAACCATCCTCATCACTCTGGAGCAGGCCGAAGCGGCTCTGGAGTGTATCGACCGCGACATCGAGCGCAATTACACCGACGACCACCCAAACTATCACGACGTTGGCGAGATCATGTTTCTGTTACGCCGCGCTGAACTGCGCCTGCGCTTGATCGCCGCAATTAATGCAAACAAAGGAAAATAAACCATGCGTATCCGCGACGTCCTTTCCGCCATGATCGGAACCCTGTGCATCTTCGCCGTACTGTACGCGGCCCTTCTGTTTGGCCACGGGATGGGGTGGTAAAATGGCAATCAGACTCGGAGCAATGGACACCCACATCGTGCTGACCGCGCTGTGGGATTACCGCGAAACGCTGACCACCTGCAACGACACTGCGCCCACCCCGCATATACAGGCCAGAATTGCCAGCGTTGACCGCCTGATCGCATCGTACCGGAAATCGTTTTTCGCGCTGGATCGGCTGGGGGTGGAGTGATGCAAATGCAACCCGTTGAGATCATTGTAACGAACCGCCTCCAGACCGGCACAACCTTCGCCGTGCGGGCGGATGCCATGACCGAAAACATCTTCATCCCGTCCAAGCTGGCTCTGGAAGCCAACGTGCGGCCCGGCATGAAAATCATGGCCAACCTCGTGCCGAACATCCAGCAGCCGGAAAAGACGCCGTGGCTCTGCATCGCGCTGCACGGCAGCGAAAAGGATGCGACGTCCGACACCAGCCTGCGCGACCGCATCCGC